AAATGTTATCCATCATCCACCGAAGAACAGGGTGTCCGTTGTGGGCAAGGGTCTGTTCCAGAGTCAGTTTCATCAGTTCCTTGGTAGGCGGTGACATATCTTTATATCCTTGTCCAAATTGTACCATCGTAAAACCTAACCCCTCAAGATTCTGCGACATCTGCACTGCACCCCACCTATCAAAAGCAATCTCTTTGATATGAAACTTCTGCCCCAGTTCATCTATGAAATTTTCAATAAAACCATAGTGAACAACGTTGCCTTCGGTAGTTTTCAGATAGCCTTGTCGCTCCCATATATCATATGGAACATGGTCACGTCTTACTCTGAGTGGCAGTGTTTCTTCCGGCAGCCAGAAGTAAGGCAGAACATAATAATGTTCATCATCTTCAGTAGGTGGAAAGACAAGTACAAAAGCTGTAATATCTGTTGTACTGGAAAGGTCAAGCCCACCGTAGCAGATACGACCTGCAAGCATCTCTTCATCAAAAGCGACCTTGCATTTGTCCCATTTTTCCATCGGCATCCAACGCACCGCCTGTTTTACCCACTGATTCAAACGCAGTTGTCGAAAAGCATTTTCTTCACCGGGAGTTTCCTTTGCAGAATTACACGCAGCCACCACCTTATCCATTCCGATGGTCTTATCCAGGCTTGGATTTGCCTTTTTCCACACCTTCGGGTCAGTCCAGTCCTCGGATTCATCTGCACCATAAATCACTGGATAGAAAGTAGGGTCATGTTTTCTGCCCTCCAGAATATCCTTCGCTTTTTGGTGGACTTCATAGCAGATGCTATTGGTATCCGTTCCGGCTGTGGTAATCAGGAAATACAAAGGCTGCATTCTGGCATCACCGGAACCTTTGGTCATAACATCGAACAGTTTTCGGTTCGGCTGCGTATGAAGCTCATCAAACACAACCCCATGAATGTTGAAACCATGCTTGGAATAGGCTTCTGCCGAAAGCACCTGATAAAAGCTGTTTGTTGGTGTATATACGATTCTTTTTTGTGCAGTAAGTATCCTGACTCTTTTCATCAATGCCGGACACATACGAACCATATCTGCGGCAACGTCAAAAACAATCGAGGCTTGCTGTCGGTCTGCGGCACAACCATAGACCTCCGCTCGCTGTTCTCCGTCACCGCAAGTTAATAGCAGAGCGACGGCAGCTGCAAGCTCACTCTTGCCATTTTTTTCGGAATTTCAATATATGCTGTATTAAACTGACGATAGCCGTTCGGTTTCAAGATTCCAAACAGGTCACGGATAATCTGTTCCTGCCAGTCCAGCAGTTCAAATTTCTTTCCTGCCCATGTGCCTTTGGTGTGGCTGAGGCATTCAATAAAAGAGACGGCATAATCTGCCGCCTTTTTGTTATACTTGGAATCCTCCGCCATAAAACGGGTCGGTTTAAATCTTGCTATTGTTCTCACCTCCAAACAAAAAAGACCTGCCAAAAGCAAGTCTGCATCATTTATTTTAATGCCCTCATGGGGCAGTTTTGTAATCGAGATTCCATTCCCATTGTAACCATGTTACCATACAAATTCAAGTTTATCAAGTCATAACGAAAAAATATACTGCACAAACATTGCAGGACTATTTTGTGTACTATATTTCTTCGGTACGAGCCACACAGCCTTGTTTCCAAGGCTGTGGTTTGTGGGTTTGAAAGGGAAATTTATCTTCCCGTCATGCATTCCCATTCAAATTCGCAGGCATTTTCGTATTCCTCATCAAAAAGGGCATCATCGTCGATGTAGTCCTCCTTGAAGTTGATTCTGTCAATGCCTTCAAAAATCGTTTCGTTTTCTTCAGCATCCGCCTTTGCAAGGTCTTCTGCGTTTTTCTCAACCCATGCTGTGAACTCCTCGTCGTCCATTCTGTCCTCATTTTCAATTTCAAGGTCGTATTCGTAATTTTCATCAAACCAAGTGATGACCGCCTTTGTGATTTCGGTTCTTTCGTTCCAGTCCGTTCTGTTTGCCATTGCTCTTGCCTTTGCGATTCCGTATGATACCATTGTATTTTCCTCCGTATTTCGTGGCTTTTTGGTTGTTTTCCCTTTCGGTAACTGTATATTACCATACCTTTGGACACATAGCAACCCGCTAAACTGCCAGAATATACAGTCTGAAAACCACCACTGTATTGTGTAGATTATGACAGCAAAAAAGCAGCCGCCACGTTTGCGTTTGTGGCGTTGCTTTTCAAATCGGAAAGGTATTTGAAATCGCTTTTACTTGCCGTTACAGGCGAACGTGCGGGCTGTCAGTCCCTGATTATGATCGGCATCAGACCGTTTGGCTTAGGAATAAAAAGTTCAATGTTCCAAAATCGCTGTCTGTACTTTTCCATAAGTTCAGGAGAAAGATCTGTGAAATCTTCTGCTCCAAGACCTGCGATGAAAAATGTGCCTTTGATGATGTCACCTGTTTCAGGAAGCATTCTGTTCCACTCCGTATCGGATTTCAGCTTTGATTCATCATCACAAACAAGGGCAATTTCATCTTCAAAAGGGTATATCGCTTGCAGATACCCGCCAACTGTTTTCTGCATGGATTCCAGATTGCCGTCAATTTCAGCTTCTCTTGGATGTTTTCTCGGTTCAACGATAAGTACTTTCATATGGTTTTCCTTTCTGAGCCGTATGCGGGGCAGTTTGTTCTGCCCCTTGGCTCTTTTGGTTTTAGTTCAGTCTGATGCGAATTGCAGGGTATTCCTTTGCATTGCCCCAGATGTCCGGTCTGGTTATCATGCAAAGTCCCTCAATGCTGCATCCCTGTGTGGCAAGTTTGTGCAAATTCTCAAGAAGTGCTGTGCTTGTTTCTGTAACCGCTATAGTTTCAACTCCCGCCTCTCTCATCGTCTTAACAAAATCGTTCATGTCTGTTGTCCAGGGAAACTCGTTGCATTCAAATTCGCTGCTGTTGTGGTTGAGGTTAAATTCGTAAGTCCAGTAGGCTTCAAGCGTTCCCCGGCTCAGCTTGGTTGCATCGTTCTCAGAATTTATTATGAGGTTTTCAAAGTAGTTTTTAATCTGTTCGTTCATGGTGTTTTCCTCCAAATTTCGTGGTTTTCGGTCGGTTTTCCGTTTCGTTGTGTTGTATATTACCGCTTTTCAGGAATATAGTCAACGGTATCTGCGATAATAAATGTAACAAACATAACGCTGAAATCAGAGGAGGTTATTGTGTAGAATATGACAGCAACACAAAGCCGCCCTGTCGGCTCGTGTGGGACTTCATTGCAATGGGGAAAACTTTACGGAGGAATCCCTGAATTGCCACACAGCCAAACGTGGCAGCTTGTGTTCGGTTATTCTGCTGTGTTACGGTGAATAATGCTGATGATTTTTTCCTGTTCTTCCAGGGAGATTCCCAAGGCTTCAAGAGCCTCATGGGTTCCGCAGTCGGGACAAATCAGCGTTTCATTATCGGTTCTGGAAAGTGCAGGAACTTCAGTATAAACACACCCGCATTTCGGGCAGGTTCTTTCTGTTGCAGTTTCAGTTTTCATAATGGGCAGCTCCTTTCAGGCTCTTTTCATAGGCTTCATCAAGGTACTTGAAATCGAATCCGAAAATGGTGTATCCGAACTTGCAGGTGCTGACATATGCAGAAGTTGGAATCCCAAGCCTGCGTTCCTCGTGCATGATATACACAAAAGCATCAATCATTTTTCCGGTTTCGGAAAGCCTGATTTTCATATTTTTCTTGTAGTAGAAATTAGGATAGCCCTCGTAAATATCAAGGCTGTGTTCATCGGCGGCAGTCACTTCCCAGACAGCAACCGGAACAACTGAACTTTTCTTTTTTTCAATGGTAAGGTAAGAGCCTGTTTTGCTGCCTTTGTAGAGAAGTTCATAATCCCCGATAACCGCCGTTCCAACGATTTTTGCTGTTGGGCATCTGTACTTCATCTGACGGACATTGAGGTTTGAGCCATAAGCAAGGTAATATCTTTTCATTGCAAATCTTCCTTTTCGTGAATTCCGCTTTGCGGTAGTCACATATTAACTCTTTTTCGGAGTGAATGCAACCCGCTAAATCTACAAAATATCTGTGCCTTTTCCTGTGTGGTATTTGTTCAGATTATACTTTGCAAAATCAGGGGTTGTGCGGGCTTGTGTGGGCTTTTCTTGAGGTTGGGAAAACTTCCCCACAAAAGCAACGTGGGTGGCGATGTTGTCACCCGTTGCCCTTGAGGGCGAGCCTTTTCAGGCTCTGCCGTATCTGAAAGCTGCATCTCCGTCAAGGTTCTTGGTCAGAAAACTTCTCGCTGTGGAAAACTCCTCGCCAACCATTCCCAATCGAATCAGCCATGTTCGCATTGCGAATTTCGGATTTTCCGTTTGCTGTGGTTTCGGACTTGCTGTTTTCAGTTCTTTCGCCATTTCGGAAAGTGCAAGGCAAAGCTGAATGTAGCTTTTCAGCTGTCCTGCGTGAAGTCCGTTTTTCTTTCCGTTTGCAGGTTTGTCAAAGTTAAAGCATCTGAATTCAACTGTGCCTTTGGTAAAGGTTGCGTGAAAGTTCAGCATATGGTATCGGCTGTCATTGTAGTGTTGATTTCTTCCGTAATCCGCACCGTTTGCTCTGTACCAGATGTCGGCAAGCTGAGCCATGGTTCTCGGTTTTTTCTGATTCAGCTGTTCAATGAACTTTGGGTTTACCGTTCTGCAGTATCGGTTCATTCTGCCACTGTCGATTTTCAGGGCATCTGCGATCAGCTGTTCGTGGCTTGCCATCAGGTTGGCAAGATTTCTGAGGGTCTGTGGGGTATGTCCGTTTGCTCCGATGTGGATGTGAACCCCTGCCCCAATCCCTGCGTGGCTGATTGCTCCGGCTTTTCTGAGGATTCTCACCAGTTCCTGCAGGGGTTCGATGTCCTCGTATTTCAAAATCGGTGTGACCAGTTCGCATTTTTCGCTGTCTGTTCCGCTGATGCTTACGTCTCTCTGAAATTTCCATTCTCTGCCCTGTGCATCCCATGCTGACCAGGTGCAGTAGCCGTTTCTTCTTGCTGTGTTTTCGTATCTGCCTGTTCCGAAAAAGTCTGCGGCAAGTTTTGCAGCTCGTTCTCTGGTGATGTGGTTCATTTCGATTTCTACGCCGATGGTCTGGTTTTTCAGGTTTTCGATCTGTTTTTCTGTTTTTGCGTTCATGGTATTTTCCTCCGTAATTTCGGTATTTTTTAAGGTGTTTCCCTTTTGTTGTATCACATATTACCGCATTACGAAGTATAATGCAACCCGCTAAATCAACAGAAAAACAGACTGTATATTCGCCAAAAGATTGTGTAATATACAGTCTTGATTCACTTGAATTTCTATGGTAACATACAGTACGATGGAATAGGTTCTGTCTTAATTTTCAGCCCCCGCCACTCTGAAAGAATCCACTTCCGGAATGATCGCAAGGAAAGAACCATTTTCCCATTTCATATGAATTGACCCCATATCATCGATATGTGTTACCTCACCAACAGTCCCTGGAGGAATGGGATATTTTTCATTCCGCATGGTGATCATCTGGAGCTTTGTCCCCTTTGGATACTGTTTTCGGAGTTGTTCCAGATAACCTTTATTCGGAAACTTCATCTAAATCACCAACCTTTCTAAATGCGGAATTGCCTGTGAGATTGCGAAGAATGACCTTTCTTGCCGTTTTGAATTCTGCACCCACCATTCCCAGACGAATCAGGAAACACCGCATGGTGTATTTGGGATTATCGGAAGTATCCGGCTTGCGGTTGATGCGGCTCTGGTTCTTGGCAAATTCGCAGAGCATGGAAATGAACGTGCAGCAGGCATCTGCATCACCGTCTTGCTCTACTTTGAACCATGGAAATTCCACCTTTTCATCAGATGGAATGATGTCCAGCGAATCTGTTTGAAAAGCAGCCTTGAACAATGTAGCTTTGTTTTTGCAGATCTGTCGGAGATTGCTTAGTGTATGCTCCGTGAAGAAATCAGCTGGCATCTGAACTGTCAATTTTGTGGATTCCGGTTCTGTTGTGTCTGGAACATCATATCCACGTTTTTTCAGTTCTTCCATGAGATGTTCAGTTTCCTTGCTGTCAGCTGAATCGCTGATTTCAAGGTTGCCCTCTTTGGTGACGGTGTAACATTCCCCGATTTTGTAAGCACAAGTCGGCATATACTGATATTCGGCAGGAATTTCTAAAATCTCGTTGATGGCTTTTACCAGTGCTTTTCGTTTTTCTCCTGTGAGATGAAATTCAATCGTCATATGTTTGACCTCCTTTTCGGTAGTACACATGATAACTCGTTTCCTCACAGATATCAAGTGTGACATATGACAAACTTTCAGGCTGTGTTCTGTGCATAATACGCTATCCCAGACAGCACAAACCACGCATTCCCTAAAAATATACCATTTCCCCACATTTTATAGGCGGCACTATCGGAATACGGATCTTCCAGCCATTTTTCAAGTTGCTTTCGGCTTTTGGGTTTACAGGTTTTCCCGACAGCTTTGTTGTAAGTTTCAAAGACATTCTGCCACCAACAAATTTGTTCTTCCGTTGGATTTTCAATGCCAATATCATCACACCACCAAGTCGGCATACCTTGCAGCAACGCACATTCCTGCGGTGTTAGTCTCCTTACAATGTATTCAATTTCAGGAGTGCTGTCATTGACAACAGGAGGGTCTTTATAGTCTGATGCCACAAGTGTGTTTGCTTTTTCCTTTTCGGCAACGGTATGATGAGAATTTTTGCTTGTGGAGTATTTCGGATGAGCGATTCCGCCTGCCCCCGATGCAACGATTGTAGGAGATTTTTCCTCTTCAATCTGAAAACTAAATTTTGCATTGTACCCCTGATTCATTGCAGGTCTGCCGATTCCATATGAAACAGCGTGATTTTCAGTACAATTCAGCGTGTACATGGTTTCCGATTCCTTGTATCCGTCACCGTGATGTGATGGGCGTGAGCCGTTGCCCTCAACTACAACCATACCACCTTGATTTTTGCAAGGTGACTGATTGCTGGTATCAATGGTTCTGGAAGTTTCAGCTTCATAGAATCCGCTGTTCGGATTATTACTCAGCATGGAATTGCTGTATTTTCCGCAGATGCCATAAGTTTTATGAAAATTTTCCACTACAAAAGGCTGATTATTTCCGCCTGTTCCATAAGTTGCAGAAACTGTCTGAGCAACATTAAGAGGTCCTGTGTATCTGGTATCCTGAGAATGATTCTCGAACATCAGACCTGAGCCTGTTTTTTCAAAGCAAGTTCCAAAACTTCGGGAAGTTTCTTGCCACGCTCTGAAGCTCTCCGCAGAATACCCAGACACGCCTTCTGACTCAAATAATATTTTTGAGGCACATCCGCCATCAAAATCTGCGACAAGGTAGATTCTCGCTCTTCGTTGGGGAAGATACCAGTATTGAGCATCGAATGTTCGGTAGGAGAGAGAGAAATTTTCACCCATGATTTCTCCTGCCTTTGTCCATTTTTCAGGTTTAGGGACAGATAAATCTGTGTCTTTAATCTTACAGAATTCTTCAAGAACGCATCGGAAGTCTTCTCCGCCATTTGAGGAGAATGCTCCTGTGACATTTTCCCACACTGCAAATCTCGGATATTTTCCATTGGTTGCACCTCTCATTTCCTTTATAATTCTGATTGCCTGAAAGAAAAGTCCTGAACGCTCTGCATTCAAGCCCTGACGCTTGCCTGCAACTGAAAGATCAGTACAGGGCGAGCCAAAGGTGACAATATCCACAGGCTCAATTTCTGCACCGTTGATGCTGTTGATGTCGCCAAGGTGCTTTACAAAAGGCAGTCGCTTTTCGGTTACAGCGATAGGAAAAGGTTCAATTTCTGATTTCCAGACAGGCACGATGCCGGAAAGCATAGCCATCATGGGGAATGTTCCTGAACCATCAAAAAGGCTGCCGAGCGTAAGAGGTTTATTCATCAGGCTTTTCCACCTCTTTTACAAGTTCACAGTAAGGTATCTGCTGTCCGTCACGGATAACATACACACCGTCAGCATCGCCGGTATCCTCAACATAGCGTCGGAGAATAACAGATGCATACTTTTCATCCAGTTCCATTGTGTAACAAATGCGGTTCATTTGCTCACAAGCCATAAGGGTTGAACCGCTACCGCCAAACGTATCAATAACTACACCATTTGCCTGTGTGGAATTTCCGATAGGATAGCTTAAAAGGTCAAGTGGCTTTGAAGTTGGGTGATTTGCATTGCGTTTCGGCTTATCAAAATTCCAGATGGTCGTTTGCTTGCGGTCTGAATACCAATGATGCTTGCCGTTCTGCATAAAGCCATACAACACAGGTTCGTGCTGCCACTGATAATCCGAGCGTCCAAGCACCAGACTATCTTTCACCCAGATACAGCAGCCTGCAAGATGAAATCCGGCATCAATGAAAGCCTTTCTGAAATTCAGTCCCTCCGTATCCGCATGGAATACATAGGCTGCACCGCCTTTTTCAAGGTGGTCAGCCATACACTTGAATGAAGCAAGAAGAAAGTTGTAGAATTCTTCGTTTTTCATACTGTCATTCTGAATGGTAAGTCCACTGGAACTCTTGAAAGAAACTCCATAAGGCGGATCGGTCAAAATAAGGTTTGCCTTTGTATCTCCCATAAGAGCAGATACATCTTCCGCAGAAGTAGCGTCGCCGCACATCAGCTTATGTTTTCCAACAATCCAGATATCGCCATGCTGTACAAATGCAGCCTTTTCAAGTGCCTTGGTAAGGTCAAAATCATCGTCTTTGACTTCATCACCGCTGTTTGTATCAAATAAATCAGCAATTTCAGATTCATCGAAACCAGTCAAACCAAGGTCAAATCCGAGATTCTGTAACTCTTCCATCTCAACAGCAAGCAAATCATCGTCCCAGCCTGCGTCCAATGCCATACGATTGTCGGCAAGAATATATGCCTTTTTCTGTGCCTCTGTGAAATGGTCAACATATACACAAGGAATTTCTGTAATTCCTTCTTCCTTTGCTGCCATGATGCGTCCATGCCCAGCAAGAACGTTGTATTCCTTGTCAATGATGACAGGATTCACAAATCCGAATTCACGAAGAGAAGAACGAAGCTTCAGAATCTGTTCCTTGTTGTGTGTTCTGGCGTTATTGGCATAAGGCACTAATTTGTTGATGTCAACAAGCTGAAATTCTGTAGTTGTGGTCATCTGTAATTCCTCCTCTGCTGAATTCTGAGCATACCTTTTCGGGCGGCATCCATATTGCCTTTGATAGCCTGTCCTTTGATTGTGCGGTATTGCTGTTTGGTAAGATAGGGTTTATTATTTTTCAGTTCTCTCCAGAAATTATTATCTGCTTTCATAAATACTCACTTTCTGCTGCGGAGCAGCTTTTCCATCATATCTTCCTGCGGATTGCCCTGAAATTCCACAGAACAATTTTCCCTCACAATCTGAAAAATCTGATTCCAGATCTGATTTGCCTGTTTCATGTAGTTCTGTGACATCGCTACATAGGGAGAGGCGATCGCCGCACCCGTTGTGGGGTGTTTTGAAATGTACCCATATTTTGTGACGATCTGCTCGCAGTGGATCCAACGGGAAATGCTCATGGCATACTGTTCCACCAGCTGGCGGCTGACGATTTTTTCACAGGAGCGTTCTTTCAGCCATTGATAAGTTTCTATATACACATCATCTGCAAGGAGTTTTGTGCCGTCACGCTGTAATTCTTTCATGAAATCTCTGACAGGCGGTGTTTCAGCGGATTCTATATCCGCAGGCTGCATCATAACTTCCGCCGATTTTCCCTTAGCAATTTTTTCCGTGAGTGCCTTTCTTGGTCTGCCTGCACCCGGTCTTGCACCGCCTCGGTTAGTGCCGTCTCTTGCCATGATGTCACCGCCTTTCATAAATCAAAGAAATTCAAACAAAAATATTAAATTGGGCATGAAAAATGCCGACTGTAAAAGTCGGCAAAGTTAGATGTTATCAGCATTTTTCAGTATTTTTATATCTGAGGGGTCAATAGGGTGTTTGAATACCCGTTTTTGTGCGTGAGAGGGGCCACCGGTCAATGTTTTGTCTATTTTTAGAGGTTTTTATACCCCCAGGGGCTATTTTTCTCCTAAAAGCATAGTGATTTTAGGAGAAACTTGAAATTAATAGGAGTAAACAGGTCTGCTGTCCTCATTGCCGGTCTTTTTATCATGGCACGGTTTGCATAAGGCTTGCCAGTTGGATTCGTCCCACATCAAAGCGGAGTTGCCACGATGCGGAATGATATGGTCGACTACCGTTGCAGGGACATATCTTCCTTGCTGCAAACAACGAACACACATCGGGTGCTTGCGGAGATACTGTTTACTGAGCCTACGCCATTTGCTGTTGTAACCACGCTTTGCAGCTGACGGTCTGTCAGGCTGTTTATGTATCTTGCAGTATCTGCTGTCGGTAAGGTTCGGACAGCCTGGGTAACTGCAAGGGTGCTTACACTTCTTCGGCATTCTCTCACATCCTTTTTTCTGATTATAATGATACCACATTTTCTTAGTGGCTTTCAATGGCTTTTAGTGGCGAGTTTATAATTTTCTGCACTTCATTCAATGCTCTGCCGTGCATACGATAAACCCATCTCAAATCTGTAGACATCAGCAAGGCGATTTGTTCCCATTTCTTAAATTGCAAGTAACGCATTTCCAGGATTGTTTTGTATTCCGCAGATTCAATTCTGTTTACAACACGCATGATCTCACGTTTCAAATTCACCAAGGCATCAATATCCCTGTCAATTTCACGTTCAAGGTCGATGATTTTTACAACGGTTTCTTCCATTCGGGAAGTGTTTCTGTTTGGACTGTGCGGCATATCGCTATAGACTGTTGTAGCTTTTGTCGCAAGTTCGTTCAGGTTTCTAATTTGTTCAATTTTAGAATTAATCTGCATATCAAGATAACGTGCCTGTTCCATGTATTCTTTTGCTGTCATATTGCCTCCAATTCCGCCTTGACTGCTGACATCAAAGCTGTCTGTGTTTTATCTTTTTCGGTAAGTGCTTTCAGGATTTTCTCGTCAACCGTACCTCTTGTGATAATATGCTGTATGATAACAGTTTCGGACTGTTGTCCCTGTCGCCATAATCTTGCATTGGTCTGCTGATAAAGTTCCAGACTCCAGGTCAGTCCAAACCAAACAAGGAA